CCACAGGACACCGCCCTGGTGAAATGCTCGGCCTGCCACGCTGCGATCCCGCGCGATGCCTTCACGGATCACGTTGAGTGGCATGGAACGATCCTGCACGCATCGCCCGAGGCGAAAGCGGCGGCGGGGAGTCCGGACGATGACCCTCGCTGACATCAAGGCCGAGCCACTGGCCGTCTGGGAAGCCAACGCCGGCCGCGGCCTGTTCCGCGAGCACCTGACCGAAGCGTCAGTATGGGCGGTCAAGCACCTCGGCCAGGAGGTGGCGAACCGCACGGTCCGCGTTGACTTCCATCTCCTCGATGCGCCTTTCGCGGTGCTGTACCAGGTGGTCACCAACGAGGACGGCCATAAGCTGGTGAACCCGGAGACGGGTGGCCTCTGGCTTGCTGAGCCCGTCGTTCAGGTGCTGGACGAGCTGCCGCCCGCGCACCTGCTGGGAAAGTGAGCGATGACCGCCTGCACCTGCACTGGCTGCCCGCCGGCCCGCTACCGCATCCTGTTCCACTTCTGGCAGGAGGAAGCCTGGGATGAGCGCCGCGAGTTCGAGCACTGTCCCGGAGGGGACGACGACCCCCACCGCTGCCAGCACCAGGTCACAGCTGAAGACCTGCTGTGCGGCTACTGCCGCGAGCGGGGTGGCATCTCGTGGGCAGACACGGCGCGGATCGTCGCCTTCCTTGACGCCAACCCCGACCGGTATGCCGTTCCGCAGAAGCTTCCGTCAGCACACCTGCTGGGGAGGTGAGCATGCCTGACGATGTGCTCGGCCGCATCAACGCCGCGCTGGAGGACTGGGAGCACGGTCCCGACGCTGCGCGCTGGCGTGCTGAGGGCGGCCCGGACGACCTGGATGCCAAGTGGGCTGCCTACTGCGCTCACGGCAGGCGTTCCATCGCCGCCCTCGTGCTGACGGCCGCCGGCGTCGAGGTAAACGAAATAAACGAAACATGGGCCCTTGAGGGTTCTGAGGTCGTCCTGGTGCGCATGGGCACTCCGGCGCTGCCCCCGATGGTGCTTTCGCCAGTTGCGCCGCCCTGCCAGCATGCCGACTGGCGCTTTGGCGCGCTGGTGGCGGCTTCGATCAACAGGCCGATGAGCCTTCTGTCCGGGGTGGTGTGCTGATGGGATACGCGACGCTCGCGGAGTACCTTGACTCAACGCCCGAGCGGCGGGCGCGCCGCGACGCGATGCTCGCGATGTGCGATGAGATCCAGGCAAACGCCCGCGATCCGTGGCGGCAGTTCGCCGACGCTGAGGGGTTCCTGGCGTTTACCGGGCGGCGCAACCAGATCACCGGCGAGGTGACCGAAGTGGCGCACGAGATCCACAAGGACGACCTGCCCTGGTACGAGCGGCTGTGGCTGGAGGCCGACGAGATCGAGTACCGCGTCACGCTGGCGAAACTGGCCCGCGGCGCGGAGGGCTGAGCTGTGACCTTTCCGGTCAGCGTGAGCACCGAGCAGCCGCTAGACGAGTTCCTGATCGGCGGCCTTCAGTTCGGCTTCTGCGGGCGATGCGGTGCGGCTGTCGTCGTCATCGGCGTCACGGAAGAGGGCTCCGCCGACAACAGGGCTGCTCATACAGAGTGGCACCGCCTTCAGGACGAGTTGCTGGCCCTGCTCGCCGATTCGGCCGCCAAGTCGCTGCGGGCACGGCTTCACGCGCTGCTGCGCAAGCTGTGGAGGCTGTGATGCAGTGCGTCACCCACAGCGAACCCTGCGGCCTCCAGATGCGGGACTGCAAGCCCGGGCGCTCACTCCGTCTCGGTGAGCTTTGCACCTGGCACCCTGCGGCAGGACGCGTGATCGGCCACCCGTGCCCGGTCTGCGGCCACTCGGATCTGGTGCACATCGGCACGGAGCACTGCCCCGTGTGCGAGTTGGTCTACCAGGCCACGCCGCAGTACCGGAGGGAGCAGGAGCGGATCCACGGCTACTCGCATCCGCTCGGACAGCGGAGGTTCTGACGGTAGGTCATTCGGGCTGCCGCCCCTCGCTGATGCACTGAAGGCACAGGTCTTTGCCGCCCGGCAGGTTCACCCGGCCGCCGATGGACACCACGTCGCGGCGTGCGTCCGCAGCTGACCTGCCACCGCCAGCGAGGATCGTCCCGCAGCCATCGCAGACGATCGTGACATCGATGCTCACCGCGCGCCCTGCCTGGCGAGAATTTCCCGATGCAGCCCGGCAAGGAGCTCGGCCGCCTGACGCTTAGTGAATGCCCCCTGGCGGACATGGCGTGCCCCGGCCAGACGCAGGTCGTCCTCGGTGGTGCCGCTGACGTGCTCGTAGCACCAGTCGTGGTTGATCCGCATGTCGCCCGGCTCCGCGTAGACGGTGCCGATCCCGGAACCGTCGTAGACCACGGTCCCGCCGCGGCGGATCACCAGGGGCTTGCCGTGGTAGTCGGTCACGTCTCTCACCTCATGCTCGGAAGGTTGCGGATGACGGAGCGGGCATCGCCGGCGTCGGACTCGCGCTGTCCGCGAGCACGCTCCCGGGCTAGTTCGGCAGCGACAGGAGCAGCGCGCCTGGCTGGAGCGGATGAGCGGCGCTGAGGCTTGAGGGTGGGCGCTGGCGTGAGATCGGCGTCAATCAGCGCCTCGAGGTAGGCCGCGCGGGTCAGGCTGCCACGCTTGGCATCAACGGCTGCGGCCTTGTCCTCGCTGACCTTCGTGGACAGCGTGATGCGCTTGCCGTCTTGCTTCCGGGGACGTGCCACGAATAACAGTCTACCGTAATGAGTTATGGTAGACTGAAACCATGAACACCGCCACCGCCACCGAGGGCCAGCGTGCCGCCCTCTGCTCGATCTGGGCAGGCGAAGGCCAGCCCGTCCGCAACCCGGAACTCATGACCGGCATGCACGCAGTCTGCTGGTCGGCCGGCGAGGAAGGTGATGGGGAACACGCCCGGTGAGCACCTATGGCCGCCTGATGTGCCAGATTGGCGATATCGAACGCCATCCGGCGATGCACCCAATGTCGCCGCTCGTCTCGATGATGACCACCGCCGGGGGGTTCATGACCGGTCTCGCCATCGTCCTGGTCGTGCATGGACGGCCTCCGCTCGCGCTGGCCTCCGTTCTCATCGCAGCGTTGCTGGTGACCCCGCTGCTCACACGCACCGCACAGCGCCGGCGCATCAGGCACAGGCTCGACTCGATCCGGGCCGAGGCGCATTCGGCCCTTGACCCCAAGGAGCGCACCCCATGAGACGACACCTGCGGGCCGCTTGCGCTGCACCAGGACAGCAGGCAGCCGCGCTCCAGCCTTCTGCCGCGGCGCGAGGAGCTGTGGCCGCCGGGCTCGGTAGCCCGCCGCGACGGCCAGTGCACTCACGCTGGATACGGCCCGTGCAGGTACCACGGAAGGCACATACCGTGAGCATTGAGTGCACCGTCTACTGCAACGGCTGCAGCCGCATCATCGATGCGAGCACGGAGTCGGCAGGCGAGGCGCGCAAGTCCGTCCGCGAAATGGGCGGCCGGGTGAACCTGCCCGGAGGCAAGGACTTGTGCAGCCAGTGCGTTGCTGCCGGAGTGGCTCCGGAATGACGCAGCGCGCCTCACGGTCATCCCTCTCGCTGACGTTCTAGCCTCTCACCATGACCGCCACCCACACGCGTACCCACATCACCATCACACCCGCGAACCCGTTCCTGGTCTGCGGCACCTGCGGGGAACGCGTCGCCGACTTCCACGACGGCCGCTGCGGCTGCGGCGAGACGCGCCCGCTCAACCTGCCATGCGGCCACTGCGGCGAGTACCGCAGCCTGTGCCCGTCGTGGGGACCGGTGGACGGCTGCCAGTGCGCTGACCAGCTTGGGTACGTTCCCCATCCGTCACCATGACAGCCCCCGCAGACCCTGAGCACCTGCTCCACCTGGTGGCGTCGGGAGACATCACACTGCCCGATCTGGACGTGTGCTGGTGCTGTGCCGGCATCATCGGCAGACAGCAGCGCAAAGCCGTCTACTGGTGGCAGACCCAGCGCGGTCACTGGCTCGGCCTCTGTGTTCGCTGCTGCGCTATCTGGCGCCAGGACGCTGCTTGCGAGCCGTTCCTTCAGTCGGTGCGGGTCACCAACCGGCGCCCTGGCGCTGAGGCGGCGTAGGACGGAACACGCGCCTGAATTGGCGAACACAAAGCCCGAAAATGACGGTGCCATTAGCTAGAATTGCGCCTATGGCTGGTCTTCGGGCATTCGCGGCGTCGATGTCGCGGATTGAGCCTGTCCGGCTGACTCGCCCGCTGCCGGCCCCGCGAGCGTCCAAGTCGACCATTGAGCCGGTCATGAAGGCGTGCGTCGTCTGCGGTAAGGCGTGCCCTCCGAGGCACTGGGCAACCTGCGGGGATCCTGAATGCAAGCGCAAGCTGCACCGGGCGGCAGAGCGCAACCGGGAGCACATTGAGCGTGCCGCCGTCTCCGACATCACCGTGCGCCAGGAAGCGGAGATGCGGCGGAAGGCCAAGAATTGCCCGTTGTGCGGTGTGCGGATGCTGGACACGCCCTGCCTGCCTGCCAGCAAGGAACTAGACCACATCCTGCCGATCGCTATGGGCGGCACGCACACGCTCGGCAATACGCGGATAATTTGCCGGCGCTGCAATCAGCGTCGGCCCAAGGATGGCAGCGACTACACAGGCCAGCTCTCACTCTGGGCGCAGGGCCCATCGCCCGTTGGGCGCCTGCGTACTACGTGCAAGAACGGGCTGCATCCGTGGATTCCGGAGAACATCCTGGTCTCGGGCGGAGGCAAGAAGCTCTGCGGACCGTGCCGCAGGGAGCATGATCACCGCAAGCGCGGTACGCAGATGCAGCGATGCGCCTGCGGTGCCCTGTACGCCGCTCCAGGCCGTACGTTCATGTGCCCGGACTGCACCGAGAGTGCAGCTAGGCGTGCTGCCGAACTGCACGGCAGTGGCCTCACCTGGGCGGAGGTGGCGCAGCAGACTGGCTACCAGACCGCTGAGGGAGCACGGTTTGCGGCCAAGCGCATCGGCTATACGGCCAGGGTGCCCAAGCAGAAGCAAGCCTTGTCAGCGGCCTGAGCCGATGCCCTGGAGAAACTCGCCGGAGGATCGCCGCCGCAGCAGCGAGACCTATGACGATCCGGTCTACCGCCGCAACGCCGCCATCTGCAAAGAGCGCGCGGGCGGTCGCTGCCAGGAATGCGGCAGACGCACTCGCCGGCTGGCTGCCGACCACATCACCCCGCGGTCGCAGGGCGGCACCCACGATCTGTCCAACCTGCAAGCCCTTTGCACGGGTCCTGGCAGCTGCCACGCCCGCAAGACCGCAACAGAAGGCGGCGGCTACCGTAGCACCAGCCCAGCCAACCCGGAACCGCGCTCTACCTGGACAAGGTGGTAGCCGTGCTCACCGTCATCACTGGTCCGCCATGCGGTGGTAAGAGCACGTACGCCCGCCAGCACGCCAGACCAGGCGACATCGTCATCGACTTCGACCTGATCGCCCAGGCGCTCGGCTCGGCGGTGGACCACGGCCACAGCGATCACCTCGCCGCCGTGGCGGCCGAAGCCAGGCACGCCGCCATCGCCGAGGGCATCGCCCAGCACCACAAAGGGCGCCGGGTCTGGGTGATCGACACAGCACCTGGCGCGAAACGCCGCAAGCAGTACGAGATCGCCGGTGCCCGCTACGTCACCTGCACCGCCACGCCCGCTGAACTGCACGCCAGGGTCAAGGGGAATCGCCCGCCGCAGTGGCACGACCGCATAGATCAGTGGCTCGCTGCGCACTCGGAACCCGCACCGAGATCATCGTGGACACGCTGGTGACGCGCAGTCGACAGTGCTCTGACCTGCGGAAATGCCGTACGCTACGCACTAATGATCATGTATCTGACCTGCGGCAATGCGATGAAAAGTCCAGTGGAAAGGGGGCGCAACAGAGTCGCCCGCTCCACTTTTCCCTCCACCGTTTTGTCACAAATCGGGCATTGGGCGCGACCGGCGCGCTGCGGGCGGATGGTGACCATCCGGTCTACGCCAGGATGCGGATGCGGGCCCGTGCTGGCACGGGCATGGTCAGTGCGGTGCTCACCGCGCCTGCGCAGGCGTAGGCGGCATCAACATCACCGCCGCCGTGCCTGGTGAACCGCCACCCGTCGCCGGACCTGAGCTTCTGCGCCGCGTTGATGTGCGCGTCCAGGAGCGGGTCACCCGAGTGGGCGATCTGCCGCGCCTTGGCGAGGTCGGCCAGGCCCTGGCAGGCTTCGGCGACCTTCCCGCCGGTCAGCTCGGTGCTGCCAGGCCGCTGGCGGAGCATCGGGGCGAGCGCGCCGGCCGGCCCGGCCGGGTACCAGGCGACTGCTGCTGGACGGATCTTGTCCAGGAGCGGTACCAGCTCAAGGCGTGCCGCATCGGTGCTAGGCCATGCCCCGGCGATACCCGTTCGCACGCGCCCGTCATTGAGCACGGCGGCCACGGCGAGGGTGCAGTGGCCGCCGTCGAGCGCGACATCGAAGCACGCCGCAACCCGCTTGCGCAGCTCCGGATCCTCCATGGTGCCTGCCGGGTCGGCGCAGGCCTTCCAGGCGGCCAGGTCTACTGCCGTTTCGACCTTGTCAACGCGCTGGCAGAGCACTTCGGTGCGGAAAATGCCAGGCGGCTCGCCCAGCGCGGACCGGATGGCCGCCTCGGTGATGGTGTAGCCGAGTGCGGGGTTGGCCTGACGCCATCCGTCGGTATCGGTGAGTTCGCAGCCGTCAGGGGCCGACCATTCGAGGATGCAGATGTCGTCTTCCCGGCCGGATGAAGCCCGGTCCTGCAGCTGATTGAGTACAACGCTGCGTGAATCGCCCGCATTGGACATGCACCAGATCTGCGCATTCGCCCGTGCCATCGTGGTCTTGCTGACCGCCGCCCAGGCATCCCAGTCGTACTGCTCGCGAAGCTCATCGATGTTGACCTCGTCGTTCGAGCCGCCGCGGCCAGCGCGCCGGTTCAGCGCCTTGATGATGTACCGGCACCCGCTGGCGCGGAACCACTCGTCTCCAGTGCGCCGGCTCTCGCCTTCCCACTCCAGATCGAGGTCGGGAGTGCCGTGGATGGTCTCCTTGAGGTAGCCCATCTGCTCGCGGGCCAGCGCAACGTCCTGCGCGGTGCCGAGGATGTTGCGGGCGCCGTCCATGTACATGCGCCAGAGCGAGACGACCCGTTTGAGCTGGCTAATTTGCCGTTCTGCCTCGCCACGAGGATCAGGACGGTGCGGAAACGGTAACCACCCCCCGGCAACAGCTCCATTGCGCGGATAACAGCCCACTTTTGCCAGGGCAGAAGAGGCATGCCGAATTCTTCGGCGAACTGGATGACCTCGTAACCGCGGCTGGTCTCGCGGGTCAGCGGGCGCAGCGGCGGCGTGAAGATCCTCGCTTCGGTGCAGCCGATCAGCTTGCCCGGCTGCGGATGCCGCTTGCCGGGCTTGTGATCGTCGCAGCGCTTGCGGCCTGGTAGCGCGAGCTTCCGGCACCCCTCGGAGCTGCAGCGGGTGCGTTTACGCGCGACGCGCATCGCGGAGCGCCTGCAGGCGGTTCGGGCCAGCCGGCGGTGCGCCCTTCTTCAGCCGTGAGCGGGCCAGCGGCGTCGCGCCGAGCGACTCGAGCGCATCGAGCAGCAGCGGAGCGATCCACCGCATGGCCCAGGAGTTCGACTCGCGCTTGCAGTCCGCGTCATCGCACCCGCCGCAGTGCCGCCCGGCCCCGTCGATGGCCCGGGCGTACTGCTCGGCCAGCTTCACCGTGCCCGCGTCCTCCTCGGCGAGATTGAGGGCGGCGATCGCCTCGCGGACGGCGGGCAGCAGGAGCTCGTCCGCGTCCTGCAGGTGCTGGGTTCTCACCGCTGGCCGTCACGCAGCGGTGCCACGGGCCTGCTCGCGCTTGTCGGCTTCCAGTCCGCGGCGGATGAGGACGTCGGCCGCGGTGGAGCGGGTCCAGTTGTGGTCGTCGGCGAAGCGGTCAAGACACCGCCCCGTTTCGGCCGTGAGATTCACCGTCACTTTCTCGCTGCGGAGTGCCTCCATCTACGGCGCTTCCCCTCTATGTGCAGCGGTTATCCGCTAAGAATTCTGCAATTCCGGACACAGACTCCGGTCAGTTTCGGACAGCCTAAATGTACGATCAGCGCCAAGTACAGTCGCCATCCGGTCGGGTGTCTCGCGGCTGACGTGCAGGGAGGGACCTGGTGCCGGTCGGCGCTTTCAGGGGCTGCCTCCGCGCTCTCCGGTGCCACGCCGGGTGGCGCCGGGGAGCACTTTCGTGACCGCCGCGGCTCTTGACGGCCCCCGCCGGCGCTCCTTCATCGGCAAGCTCGGGTCCGCGGTTGCGGCCAGAGCCCGCGCCAAAGGGAAGTCCTCGAAGCTCGCCGCTGCTATCGCCGTGGCCCGTGAGCACGTGATGACCGCCGCGGCGCTGGCCTCAGCCGACCTCGGCGCGTTCCACTGGGGCCCGGGAGTGGGCTTCCTGGTTGTCGGTGCGTCTTTGCTGGCGCTCGACTTCGCGGTCACGGGCTAGCGGTGTCGCTCATCGGCAAGGCGCTGGCCCTGGCGAACCCGGCCGGGCCGCCGGTCCCCATGGGCGAGTCCGGGATCTGGCAGCTTCCGCGCGCCTCGTCCTCGCGGGGCAACGCCGATGAGGCGATGCTGCGGGCCTACGGCCGCAACGGGACGACGTTCAGCAACGCTGCCCTTCTCGGCGCGGCGACGGCGGGCCCGGAGTGGCAGCTGTTCCAGACAGCCAAGCAGGACGGCCGGCCGCGGTACTCGACCTCGGACCAGGGGTCGGACACGCGCCGGCAGGTGCTCCAGCACCCGGCACTGAACCTGCTGTCCCGGCCGAACAAGTTCTGGAGCAGGTTCCGGCTGTTCGAGATCAGCCAGCTCTACCAGGACCTGACCGGCAAATGCCATCTGGTGATCGTCAAGTCGGCGAACATGCCGATCGGCATCTGGCCGGTGCGCCCGGACCGGATGCAGCCGGTCCCGGACCGGGACCAGTACCTGCTGGGCTGGCTGTACACCGCGCCGGATGGCAGCGAGGTCATCGCCCTGGACGCGGACGAGGTGATCTACAACCCGCTGCCGGACCCGCTGGACTCCTACGGCGGCACGGGGCCTATCCAGTCGGTGATGACCGAGATCGACGCGGTTGAGTACGCCTCCCAGTACAACCGGAACTTCTTCAGCAACTCGGCCCGCCCGGACGGTGTCCTTTCGGTGGATCACCGGGTGTCCGACGAGGAGTGGGACGAGCTCACCGACCGGTGGCGCGATGCGCACCGCGGCGTGGCCAGAGCGCACCGGGTGGCGGTGCTCGAAGGCGTGACCTGGGTGCCCACGTCGACCGCGCCGAAGGACATGGACTTCCCGAACCTCATGTCGACGGGCGGGGACCGGATCCGGGAAGCGCTCGGCATGCACAAGATCATGACCGGGCTGGTGGACGACGTTAACCGGGCGAATGCGCAAACCGGGGAAGAGATTTTCGCGGCCTGGAAAGTCGCGCCGCGTCTGCGCAGGTGGCGGGACGTGCTCAATTTCCACTTCCTGCCAATGTTCGGCGATATCGGCCAGGGATATGAATTTGACTTCAGATATCCCATGCCCGTAAATCGCGAGCAAGACAATCTCGAATTGGTCGCGAAGGCAAATGCGACTCTCGCCCTGGTGACAGCGGGTTACGACCAGTCGGACGTGCTCAAGACGGTCGGCCTGCCGGACATGAAGCCGGTCCTGCACATCACCGACGTGCCGGCCC